GAGCGTGGTGTTCTTCGACTTTGCCCTGCTGCTGCTGGCCGTCAGGGAGTCTTCGATGCTCTGGTCAGTTTTTCCTTCAACGTGGGCCTTGGCAATCTGCAACGTAGTTCGCTGCGGATGAAGACCAACCGAGGCGACTTTGAAGGGGCTGCGGCAGAATTTATGAAGTGGACCAAGGCTGCGGGCAAGGTGCTCCCCGGCCTCGTCAAGCGCCGTCTGGACGAACAGAGGGTATACTTGTCGTAAATTAGGTATAATTGCGCCCAAATAGTCTTGCCCGACTGGTAAGACGCGGGACTTAGGAGAGGTTTATGCCTGCGTCGATGACATTTACCAGTTTGCAGTCGGACATCCGCAACTACCTTGAACGCGGTGGTGCGACCGACCCTATTGTTTACGAGCAGATTCCCCGGCTAATTACGCTGGCCGAGCGGCGGATCGCCCGTGAACTGAAGATCCAAGGCTTCCAGACGGTGGTCAATAGTGTCATGCAAGCCGGGGTAGCGGTCTACCCGAAGCCGGATCGGTGGCGCGACACCATCAGCATCAACTACGGCACCGGTACTGGGAACAATACCCACACCCCGATCTTTCCCCGCGCCTACGAGTACATCCGCTCCTACTGGCCGAACGAGACTCAGACGGATGGCCCGCAGTTTTATGCGGACTACGACTACAAGCACTGGATCTTTGCACCGACTCCGGATGCCAACTATCCGCTGGAAGTGCTCTATTACGAACTGCCGCCGTTGCTGGACGACACAAACCAGACCAACTGGCTGACGGAGTTTGCTCCGAATCTGCTGCTGTACGGATCGCTTGTGGAGGCTACGCCTTTCATTAAGGACGATCAGCGGGTGCAGTTGTGGCAGTCCTACTATGACCGGTCGCTTGCGGCGCTTAATGGCGAAGATCTACAGAAGATCGTGGACCGCTCGACGAATCGCCGGGAGGCTTAATACGTGACTACATACACCAATACTTTCGGCGGCACGACGATCTATCCCAGTGATGTCTCGTATCGCTATGTCTCGCTAACGATTGATCAGGTGCTGGACTGGCCGCTTGAAGCGGCTCCGACTACGAACGTCGTGGCGTCCATCATGGACATCAATGCGACGGCAAGCAGCCTTGTCATCACGATGCCGGATGCGACCGAAGCCGGTACGGGCCAGACGGTGCTGTTCAATAACGTGGGGGCTAATACCTTCTCCGTTAAGACCAGCACTGGCACATTGATTTGTGCGCCTCAGTCGGGCACGACGTTTCAGATCTACCTGACTGACAACAGCACAGTGTCTGGCACTTGGCGTTCGTTCCAGTACGGAGCTTCGGCTTCGGCTACGAATGCGGCTGCTCTGGCTGGGCTTGGCATCAAGGCGATTGCAACGACTCTCAACCAGTCGATGCCGGTTAGCACATTCAATAGCAACTACACCACCGGTAGTAGCGACCGAGCAAATGTGCTCGTATGGAACGGTGGAGCAGGGACGCTTTCTCTTACTTCGGCTCCGACTGTAGGGGCGGATTGGTTCGTCAATGTTCGCAATAGCGGTACGGGCGATCTGACGATTGACCCCAACAGTTCTGAGCTAATTAACGGCGGGGCTACGCTTATTCTGGCTCCGGGCGATAGTTGCATCGTAGTCACAGATGGCGCTCAGTTCTGGACCATAGGATTTGGTCAGGCTGCGGTATACGCCTTCACGGTGCTGTCGATTGATGTTTCCGGTAGCGGCAATTACACGCTGTCGATTGCTGAACTGAACAAGACGGCCTACATTTTTACGGGCACGCTGACGGGTAACCGGGACATCATTGTTCCAACGACCACACAGCAGTACTGGGTTAGCAACCAGACATCTGGCTCCTTTACGCTTGGCGTTAAGACGGCAGCGCAGTCCCCGGCAGTGACCGTAGCCTCTGGTGCAAGAGCAATCTTGTACTGCGACGGTACTAACGTAGTGGATGCCGATACGGCAACGATTGGTATTCCACTGTCTATCGCTCAGGGCGGTACGGGAGCCACCACGGCTTCGGGTGCGCGAACTAACCTAGGGGCCACGACAATCGGTAATGCGGTCTTTACGGCAGCTAGTACCTCGGCTGCGCAGATTGCTCTGGGTCTTGACCCGATTGAGGGCGGTACATACTAATGCCGCTTCAGCCGGTTATTGTTCGCTCTGAACCCGGTATCAAGCGCGACGGTACCAAGTTTGAGGGTAATCATTACGTTGACGGACAGTGGTGCCGATTTCAGCGCGGGCTACCCAGAAAGATGGGCGGCTATCGTGCACTGCAAGATCAACTGGATGGTATTGCGCGTGGCATGCACATCCACAACCATAATGCGTATACCTACGTCCACATCGGCACATCGGATGGCGTGTTTCGTTTTCGGCTAGAGCAGAACGGCAATAGCAGCATCGTCACGAATCGAACTGACCCGAGCTTCGTTGCTAACGATAATGCGCTCTGGCAATTTGACGTTGCGTTCAATACGACCAACGCGCAGAACGAAATCTTGGCGCACTATGCGCCGAACCTAGAGGACATTTCATCGGATGCCTCTGGCCAGTTATACGCTGGCTTTGATAACGGCACCGCGCCGCTGACTCCTGTAGCGGGCATCACGGTTTCAGGCGGCATCGTTGCCTTGGCTCCGTATGTGTTTGCTTATGGCTCTGACGGTTTCATTCAGTGGAGCCGCGCTGGCTACACAGACGACTGGACTGGCGGAGATTCGGGTGCTGCTCGTGTTACGAGCCAAAAGATTGTCAAAGGTCTGCCGCTTCGATCCGGTGCCGGTAACGCGCCTTCGGGACTCTTCTGGTCACTAGACTCAGTGATTCGCGCCACGTATGTCGGCAGCACGGCAGTTTTTCAGTTTGACACCATCACCTCGCAGTCGAGCATCCTGTCGAGCCAGAGCGTCATTGAATACGACGGCATCTACTACTGGTGCGGCGTTGACCGATTCTTGATGTTCAACGGTGTTGTACGCGAAGTACCGAACAACCTGAACCTGAACTGGTTTTACGACAACCTAAACTTTAATCAGCGCCAGAAAGTATTTGCCGTCAAGGTTCCGCGCTGGGGCGAGATCTGGTGGTGCTACCCGCGTGGAAGCGCAACTGAATGTACCCATGCTGTGATCTACAACGTGCGCGAGAATACGTGGTACGACACTGACGAGATTAACGGCTCGCAGATTCGCCCGATTCCCTCGTACTTCGAGACAGCAGACATGTCGCTGATTGCTTCTGATCAGCCACAGAATATGGCCATGCGCGTTGAGTTCTTTGAGCCTGACTTCGTGCAGTCTGGAAACATGACCGTCCAAGTCACGGGTCGAGCTAACGCCAGATCCGGTGAGGTGACAAGCGATCCGCAAACAATCTATGCCACGATTACTGAGAAACAGCAGCAGTTGGTGTACTTCCGCGAGATTCGCCGAGAGATGCGTTTCCGCTTTGAGAGCAACACGGTTGGTGGTAACTACCAGATGGGCCAGATCATTGCGCACATCGAAGCGGCTACGGGCACTGTCTTGGGTGAGAATCCATGATCAAGACCCACCGAATCGTAGACCCGCGTGGTATCGACTTGCAGTCTTGGGCGGACACGCTCTGCTTGGATCTGGACGAGTATGCTGTCATTCCGCAGCTCTATCAGGAAAGCGAATGGCAAGGATGGGCAGCGGGTCTGATCAGCATCAACGGCATTTCACAGTTGAACCCTCCGTCGCCGTATCAGTTTGACGACTGGCGCGAGTGGGCGCTTCGGTTCTATCAGGTTTTGAACTAGGTGATCTATGGCTAACTACTACACTTACGGCAAGATTCCCAGCGCAGAAGAGACGGTGTATGGACCGTTGTCTCAAGGCTACGCTGAGGGTGGTGAGGTGGATGAGCCTGTACCGGCTGATCGTCCGTTGCCTGATGAACCGTACTATTCAGAACCTCCGGCGATGCCAGAAAGCTCCGGCTTTAATATGGGCGCTCTTGACGAGTTGTTCGCTAATCTTCGTAAGACTGAACAACTTCAGAAGCTTGCGCTTGAGCCGGGACTTTTACAGCAAGGCTTTACTGGCACATCTGGTGTAACCACTCCGCCTTCTGGGGCTGGTATTTATGCAACTCCAACTCGCGCCGCTGAGCCTGCTGTTGACTTTGAAGTGACACCGGAAATGGCTGGCGCTCTACAACAAGTTGCGCGTCCTGCTGACATTACTGCGGCTGAGCGTGAGACTGTTACGAGCAATCCGCGTGTTCAGGCTTTGCAGCAGATCAGCGACAAGCTCAAAGCAGACGACTTTGCTGGCGCGTTTGATACCGCTTTGGCTGCGGAGCGTAATCTTGGCGGCGACTTTGTTGGCAACATCATTGACTCCAACAAGATGCGCGAACTTCGCGGTCCGATGAACGCTGAAGAGATCACCAAGTTCTACAACGAAATGCCGCAGGATGTGTTTATAGAGCGGTATGTCGCCCCCGGCAACGAGTTTAAGAAAGAGCAAGCCATTGAGCGAAACATTGCTGCGCTTGGTGGCGAGGCTGGTTATGTTGATCCAATGCTGGGTCTTAAAAAAGAAGAGACTCTGCTAGGGAAACTTCCAATTAAAGAGCTTGCGGCTTTGGCTGCTATCGCTATGGGCGCGACTGCCATACCCGGACTGACTGGCGCTGGAGCGGGAGGTGGCGGTACCGCTGGTGGAATCGGTGGTGCTGGTGCCACTGGAACTGGTGCTGCCGGAGCCACTGGTGCTGGCGCTGTAACCGCTGGTGGCGCTGCTGCCGCCGCTCCATTGGCTGAAGTTGTTATTACTGCGTCCAAGTTTGGCTTAACAATTCCTCAAGCAGCTGCATTGGTAAGCGCAGGAGTTACTGGTGCTGGTGCTTTGTCTGGCGGCGCTGGTGCTCCTGCTACTGCGGCAACAATACCTACGCAGCCTCCTCTTGAAGAAGTTGTCGTTACCGGAAACAGAGCAATTGATCCGGCTTTATTGCGGCTTGTTCCCGGTTCGCTTGCATCGGCTAATTTGATTCAAGGAATGACCGACATTCCAACGGATATTTATGGACAAGTGGAGGGTCAGCCGGATCTTACAGAAGGCAAGCTTGATGCGACCGAAGCGCAACAGCCTAAAGAGCCTCTCAAGGATCGTTTAGATGAAGTCATCGTTACCGGAAGCAAATACAAACCGGGCCTTTTAGATTTAGGCGCTATTGGAACTGGTGGCTTAACGGCTGCTGAACTTCTAAAAGGCTTTACTGAACCTACCTTGCGTCCCTATGAGAAGGTTACGCCAGAAACCGAGCCAACTCCGGAAGAAGAAGTTGTCGTTACTGGCAACAGACCGCCGCCAATTGATTTAACTAAAGTTGGTCTTGGCGCACTAACGGGTGCTCAACTCATGCAAGGGTTTACGCAGCCCAAGGTTGATCCATTGACGGGTGAGCCGCAGGAGCCGCCAAAAACTGAGCAAGAACTGGATAAAATCCAAGAGGCTCTCAAGACTGGTGCTCCTATTCCCGGAACAACAAGCGGATTGGATCGGATTCGAGGATTGTTGGAAGAATACGGCACTCTTGAGAATGCGCTAAAAGTTCTTGGCGCTTTAGGTTCAGCCGCATCTGGAACCAAGGGGGCGACTACCGCTCCCACAACTGGATTGGGCGGCATGGGCGGCGCGTTACCGAAGTACACCTACACCCGGCAGCAGTTGAGTCCGGACATTGACTACTACACCTACGGCACCCGACCTGAGGCCAAGTTCTTTGAGCAAAGCTTGCAGTTGGAAAAGCCGACGCAGCCTGAGCTTCCGCCTGCCAAGACGCCTGAGGAAGACAAACCCATGGCTATGGGAGGCTTGACCGGCTACGCCGAGGGTGGCTCTAGCGAGTCCCGCTATGTAGACGGTCCCGGCTCTGGCCGCGAGGACAAAATTCCGGCTCTCTTGAGCGATGGGGAATACGTGATGGATGCAGAAACGCTGGCCCTTTTGGGGGATGGCTCGACCAAGGAGGGTGCTCGGCGCATGGATGAGTTCCGTGCTAAGATCCGACAGCACAAGGGTCGTGCCCTCTCGCGTGGCCAGATTAGTCCGGACGCAAAGTCGCCCCACGAGTACATGGGCGGAGGGTTGGCATAATGGGCGTTTTAGATTTCTTGTTCGAGGGCAGTGCCCCGACACCTTCTACTAGAAGTAGCAGCACTCAGATTCAACTTCCTGAGTGGTACAACCAGTACACCACGGACATGCTTGGCAAGGCTCAAGCAGCCTCAAATCTGCCGTATGCTCAGTACACCGGGCCGCGTGTTGCGGCATTTACCCCTACTGAGAAGACCGGGTTCGAGGCCACTAAAACAGCGGCGGAGGCTTACCAGCCGTTCTTAGGACAAGCTGGAGCAGCTTTGACGGGAGCTTCCCAAACTTTCCCAGAAGCTGTTAATGCGTACATGAATCCTTATACCCAGAACGTGGTCAATCAGATCGCGGATCAGGGTGTGCGTCAGTTAACAGAAATTCCAATCTGATGTGTCTAGAAAGGCTGGCTTAGCAGGTACGGCAGCGGACATCGCGGGTATGGCTCAGAAGTACGGTCTGACCGGTGCCGGAGCCGTAACGGGAGTCGGTCAAAAAGAACGCGAGATGCAGCAGGCTAACTTGGATCTGGCTTATCAAGACTTCCTCAAGCAAGAGCAGTATCCGAAAGAACAGATTAAGTTTTTGGGCGATGTCCTTCAGGGCGTTCGCTTGCCACAAACGACGGTGCAACAGACAACTGAAACGCAGGGACAGCCGGGTGGTCCGTCTGGTCTTGAGAAAGCGATTACGGGTGCGACGGGTATCCAAGAGCTAATTGATAAGTACAAGAAATACTTCCCGAGTAGTTCTGGTGGGTCGAGTAATTTGCCCAATCCGTTTAAATCTGCTGACGGAACTATTGACTACAAGGCGATGGACGACTTCTTGGCCAAGCTTTATCCGGGTGGTTAACCATGGAAGATTACGAGTTTTACGATTACAGCCCTAGACTAAGCACGGAAGAGGGCGAAGAAACCGCCAGTATTACAGCGGCTGCTGAAGATGAGGTTGATCTTCAAGGAGGGCTTTCTGTCGTAGCTCCTGCTAGGGCTATTACTGATTTAGTCTCTACATATAAAACAAAAGTTCAAGATTACGAAAAATATTCTAAAAATGTTTTGGATGAGATTACTGCTGCAAGAGATCGTCTGCTTGCTCAGCCAACCGAGAAAACTCGCGGTGAATATGTAAGGGGCCTTGCTCAGGCGCTGACTGCTCCTAAAAAGGAAACTGATCCTCGCTTTTACGAAAGACGCAACTTGTATACGTTCTTGCGTGACGTAGGCGAGTACGGAACTGCTGAAGACGCTGCCGCCAAGAAGGCGGAGCTTGAGCGTCAAGAGATGCTTGGCAAGCTAAACGAGCTTAGAGCTAGGTATGGCGCTCAAAGCTCCATGGAGCTTATTAAAGAGCTTGGTCCTGAGCTTAGGGCGGCAGCGGCAGCATCTGCTAAAGCTTCACAATCTCCTGATGGGCAGTACTCTCCCTCAGAGGGAAGACAGTATGTATTTAAAGACCCAACGGCATCGGGAGTTTCCTCAGGTCGTGCACCTCAAGTATTTAGAAAAGATTTTGGATATGGCTATATAGATGATCAAGGAAACTTTAGGGCGCAGCGAGAAGCTCCAACGGGAACTCGTGTTGTAACGAGTGGCGCTCTTAACCCTGCGTCAGTCCAGAAGTTTGACGAAAGACAGTTATCGTTTGAAGAAGATAGGATGGGGCTTCAAAAGCTTCAAAACTACTTTACAAACGTCTCCTCTCTTGACAGGGGATTTAAGAACTTGGCCAACGTGTTTGTGGCTAATGTTAAAAACTTTTTGGGCAAGCCGGTTGATGGGAAGCCATTTAATACATTAGAGACTGCTGCTAAGCAACAGGCGCTCCTTGGCGCACTCCGCCTTGAGATTCTTGGCCCCGGCGTCTTGACTGAAATAGATGCTCAGAGACTTATCAACACTCTTGGTGGCGATATTCTCAGCGGAAAGCTTAATCCTGATTTGGTTGCAGCTAGACTTCAGGACATTTACAAGGAAAAGCATCAGAGAGCTATGCTTAACTCTAGAATTCTTAAAAGAGATGCTGGTTTCTTTAACTATGATCCTGAAGAATTCTCGCTTAATATGCCAAGCGTTCTTGGTGGGAATTTGTTACGGGAAAAGCCAACTGATAAGAAGCCTAAGGATGCTTCTCCGGCTGCTGGCGGAAGCGGTGCAAGCGGAACAAACAAACCTCCGCAGGCAGCAATTGACATGTTAAAGGCAAATCCTAATCTTGCGTCTGAGTTTGACGCTAAGTACGGTGCTGGGGCGGCTAAGCAATATTTGGGGAAATAAATGGCAAACCCATTTGACCAGTTTGATCAGCCTAGTCGTAACCCTTTTGATCAGTTTGATCAGCCAAGGGAGCGGGCAGAAGCACCAACTTTAAAAGCACCCGTTGGAAAATCTCCATCTGAAATTTATTACAATTTCGTAGCTAGCAGAACTACGCTGCCTGAGATTCGCGCTTCTCTTCAAGCTGCCGGTATGGAGTTTGACCCAAAGCTTTATCGCGAAGCTTTGATGAGTATTTCCCAGACTCGGGAAGGAATTGAGGCTCAGCGTGTAGGAGCCGCTAAGGTTGTTGAAAGCGGACTTCGTGGCGGCGTGGGCGGTGGTGCCGCTATGGCTGAGGGCATTAGCCAGCTTGCACCCGGAGAAACCGCAGCCGACGTTGCCGCTTTCTTCAGGGAGCAAGAGCGTAAGCAGCGCGAGGCTGCGCCAATTTCGGAAGTTTATACCGGCGCTAAGGCCGTTACTGAAACGCTGCCTTATGTAGGCGTCGCCGGAAAAGTTGCCAAGGCTAAGTCTCTTGCCACCCCATTTCGGCAGTTTATTGCTCAGCCTGTAACTCAGGCTGGTACGGCGTATGCTCTTACCCCGGAAAGGGGAGAGCCTACACTCAGCGATCTGGTCACAGAAGAAACTCGTCAACCAGAAGGTGCTTTGTTTGGCTTGGTTAAAACTGGAAGCAGTAAGCTTGATGAAGCTATTACTGCTGCTGCTTTGACTACCGCATTTGAACTTCCTTTTACCGCATACTCTGGATATCGCAAGCTTTTCCCCAAGGAAGAAGGTCGTCCGCCGGGACCAGAAGAGCGTGCCGCATACAACATTTACAGAGAGCGAGAGGCTGCGCTTACCGGCGGCGAACAAGGCAAAGGAATGGACGAGCAAATCCTAGCCGCTAAGCAGCAAGAAGAGTTGCGGCGTAAAGAACTTGAGGATCTTCAGCGAAAGAACGCTGAGGAAGCGTCTCGACGCCAGCAGGAAGCTGCGCGGTTGGAAGCAGAAAGAAGCGCTCGTCAGCAAGCTCTTGTTGAGCAGCGCCGCCAAGCGGAGATTGCCGAGCAGGAAGCTAGGAAGGCTTCTCAAGATCGCATTACTCAGGCACAAGAGCGCAGCGAGCAGGTTAAAGAGACGGCAGAGTCTGAGGCCGAGCGTCTTCGTCTGGAGGCTGAAACTCCTGACAAGCAGTTTCCTGATGAAGATGAAATCGTGCGTCAGGAAAGAATTAGCGATGCCGCTGTTCAGGCAAGTGGCACGCTGGAGAATGCTGCCGCAAAGCTGGAGGCTCAGGCCGCTAAGCGAGAGGCTGAGGCAACGGCAACTGCTGGCGTTCGCGAAGTTAAGCTGTATGACCTTGGAGAGCGTGCAAGGCAGCTTTTCCTAGACACCAGACAAAAGCTTATTGAGGCCAGAGATAAGGCTATTGGAAAAACCGTTCAGGCTAAGCAGCCTGAAGAAGGTCGTGGACTCTTAACTCACGAAAAAGATGTTCAGGCCAGAGGCGGCAATCTTACTGGCACTCAAGAGTTTAGTGATTTTTCAACCTTCATTAAAGACAAGGTTGATAACAAGGATCTTACTCCGCCTCTTAAAAAGGCTTACGAGTATGTTAAGCAAGTTATCAACACAGGCAAGGAAGGAACAGATGAAGTCCCTTGGCAACGGCTTCGTTTCCTGCGTAGAGAAATTGCCGAGAAGATTTCCCCTAATCCTGAGGTTTCATTTAAAGCTTTAAATCAGGATCAGAACGTAGAGCTTGTCAAGAAGATTGACGACTTGCTTGATGCGTTTGTTGGTGGAACCAAAGAAGCGCCGGGGTCTTACAGGAAATTTCTTTCTGCGTATGCAGAGGAATCTAAGCCACTCGACATCTTTAAGTTTGGTCCCGGCAAGACTGCGACCGAAATGGGCGAGTGGGGCAAGGGCCTTGAGTATGACAGGGAAGATGTCATCAAGGCTGTCATGCACCCCACAAAGTCAAACGCCGAGACTGTCGTTGAGTTAGCCGGTGACAAGGTTGGCGATCTTGCTGAGATCGTTCGATCTGCAATTCTTAAGCAAGCTGGCGGAAACGCCAAGAAGCTTCGCGATACTCTTGATAAGTATGACGAGTTTTTAAGCGTTGATGCTTTCTCTGGCATTCGTAATGATCTTGAGAATTTAGCTAGAACCAGCAAGCTTAACCAAGGCATCGCTTCTCGCCTTAAGAAAAGAGCTGAGAACTTTAAGTTAGCGGCAGAGAACGTCAGCAAGCTTCCTAGAGAAATTAGGGGGCTTTTGAATGCTAGAGACTTTGTTTCTGACGACACCCTAGCGGGGCTTACAAGGTTTGTTAATGCCAACCCTTCTTCTCGCGAAGGCGTTAGTAAGGCGCTTACGAGTCTGGTTGATGGAATGCCAGACGAGCAGATTGTTATTGCACTGTCTAATCCTTCCAAGCGGGCCTCATTAATTCGTGCCGGGCTTCCCGCTGAGGAGGCAGATAACCTTTTGCAAAAGGCTAACTCCTCTATTAATGAGCGCGCAGCCAAAATCCAAGAATCAAAGCAAGTTAAGCGCGAGGGTCGTAAAGAAGGGCGCAAGATAGTTCGTGAAGCGCGAGAGCCAGTCACGACAGAGCGTCAGAAAGTTAGAGAGCTTGGTGCTGAAATCTCAAAGCTTGGCGCCGAGAGAAGAGCTGTTTCTACCGCTGAACGAGCCAAGGCCGCAGAAGCAAAAGCGGCTGAGGCTGGAGCGCGAGCGCCAGTTAGGGAAGCCAAGCGCCTTCGGATTGATTTGGAACAGAAGAGAAAGGCGCTAACTGATATTAATGAGCAACCTGAGCTTGCTGAAGCAGTTATTAATGCTGCGGCTGACATCCCTTTGGGTACCACAGAAGGATTAATTAACGCAACAGTGCTTGGAACTATTTATAGCAACACGGCTCAACTTGTTGGCGGATCTCCTTTGCTTTCTGCCATTGCCGGAGCAATCGGAGTTAAGCAGGCACTCAGTCAGCGTGCTGCAAAAGCTGCCATGCTTGGAAGAAATAGCGAAGCAATCAGAACTCGAATTAAGTCTGAGCTTCAGCAAATCATTGACAGCAAGCTCAAGCGTGAGGAAGTCCGTCAGGTCATTGAGAATTATGACGGCGTAATGAACGCTCAACGTAAGTCTAATGAAATCTTGAAAGTGCTGGGAGTTATTCCCGGAGCCGGAGCCGTTTCTGCTCGGAAGATTTACGAGGCTTATGGAGATGCCGGTGCTGAAGGAGAACAGCAGGCTGAACCAGAAGTCTCTGAGGAAGCTCCCGAAAGAACTTCAATTGATTTAGCAATTGAAGCCCAGAATGCCGAAGGGCTGCGCCCTCTTGTTGAGGCTATTTATGGACAAGAGTCTTCAAGCGGAACAAACCCTGCCGCTTTAGAAGAGAACTATGCCGGAGCCAAAGGAGTTATGCAGGTAACTCCGGTCGCCTTTAAAGAAGTCAAGCAAAAGGGGTATATCCCTGAAGACTATAGCTTTGACAATCAGCAGCATTTGGCTGAAGCGGGCGTTGCTTACATTAAGTATTTGGCAGACATGTATGACAACGATCCAGAGAAAATTGCTGCTGCTTATTACAGCGGACCAGATGCTGTTACGGATGAGGGTATCAACCGAAGCAGGAGGGATTTAAAAAATCCTCAGGCTCCAACTGTTGGCGAGTATGTCGATGACATTCTGGCTAGAATAATGCCGACCGCTCAGGCTGCTGGCATGGCCGAAGGCGGCTTAGTTGATGATGAACGGCAGCGCGTCATAAGCGAAATACGCAAAACACCGTGGTTTAGCAACTTTGTTCGCAAATATGGCGAAGAGCCGGATCTGTCTGAAAACGCCGACTACGACTACTTTACAGCGTGGACTTCTGGAGAGCGGCCAAACGAATTAGATCACTGGCCTTCTTACACTGCTAGTGGAAAACTTTTAAAGAAAGAAGGTCACTCGACGCTCTGGAAGACTCGCTTCATGGATGCGACCGGAATTGATCCAGATTCTCTTGGCATCAAAAACGAGCAAGAGGGGCAGGCTTACATCAACGCCCAGCGCGTCAAAAAAGCCGGTGGCGGATACACACTCCAAGAAGAGCTATTGCTAAAGCGGTACGCAAACAGGTAGAGTCAAGCCCATGAAAAAGAAGGACAAGTACGTTCCCGTCCAGATTGAAGACGGCAAGTGGTACAGGGTCCGTGGGTACACGCACTCGGAGTGCTGTGATTGCGCGTTGGTCCACAAGGAAGAATATCGTCTGGTTGATGGGCACCTAGAATGGCGGGCCTCCCGAGACGATAAAAAGACCAATGCTCGCCGCAAGAAACTAGGAATAAAGGTGAATCGTGCCTCAGCTATCGACTGATGAAGAATTTATATCAGCGTGGAAAAAACTAGGCGGAGCTAAAGCGGTATCAGAATACTTCCAGATGAACATCCGTGCCGCACGGATGAGGCGAAGAACGATTGAACTTCGATACGGCATCGTTCTGGAATCCAAAGACAACGGCAAGGGCACTAGCTGGCGCAAGAAGGTTGGCGAAAGCCTGAACGAGTTGGCCGAGAAGCGTTCCCGTAACTACAAAAACCAGATCGACGAGACGCTGCATGACGGCGTTCTCATGGTGGCATCGGATGCCCACTACTGGCCCGGTATCGTCACCAAGGCTCACGAAGCCTTTTGCAAGTTAGCTAAGCAACTTAGTCCGAAGATGGTCATTCTGAATGGCGACATCTTGGACGGCGCTCGGATCAGCAGACACGCCCGCATCATGTGGGAGAAGCAGCCGGAGCTGAAAGACGAAATCCATACCGTACAGGATCGCTGCGCTGAGATCGAACGTGCGGCCAAGGGAGCCAAGCTCCTGCGCACCATAGGCAACCATGACTCCCGCTTTGAGAACTACCTTTCAGGCCGCGTAGGCGAGTTTGAAGAGATGACCGGCATGACCCTGCTCGACTATCTGCCGCGCTGGGAAGCGGGCTGGGCGATCCACCTGAACCGTGAGCAAGACGACTGGCTCTGCATCCGGCATCGGCCCATATCCGGCGGCGTTCACTCGTCCTATAACTCAACCCTTAAGGCTGGTGTCTCATATGTTCACGGGCACCTTCACAAGCTTCAGGTTACGCCGTGGGCGGACTATCGAGGTCGGCGTTATGGCGTAGACACCGGGACTCTGGCGGAGCCATATGGTCCGCAGTTCAACTACACTGAAGCCAGTCCGGTCAATTGGGCATCGGGGTTTGCCGTCATTACCTTTGTGGGCGGTAAGATGCTTCAGCCGGAACTGTGTGTCGTCGAACATGGCAAAGCATGGTTCCGTGGTAAGGCGGTCTAGGGGAATCTTACACCCTCTGTGTCTACCCGCTGGGTCTGAAGCGAATCCACATACGCCGTCACAATGGCTTCGATGAACTCGTCAAACTGAGTCGGCGAGAACTGCAAGAAGTCATAGACCCCGTTGGCTTCGATAAACATTCCAGCGGCTGCGCAGGCTTCATTCAGCGCGACCTTCTCGTTGGGTGACTTGTCGATCATGTAGTTATCCATACACTTGATTGAGCAGAATTGAGCAGCGGGGCGCTTATGACCCCGTTGCGGAATATAGAAGAACCCTCTCGCCTGTCTCCGGCATATCGCGCAGGAACCTAAAACCGATAATTTCCGTGTACTGGCCATTCTTCTGCACCCTGATCTCTGCGGGCTTAAGTAACGTGCTGCTGGCCTTGATGGCCTCTTCGGTCGTTCTCGGGATGCTGCCCGGAGCAGTCATCCGCTGCATCCACCACTTGGCAGCTTTATCTTTCGGGAAGCCCTTGTGCTCGAAGCAAACCCACTCCCGGTAAACCGCCAAGCCAGAGCGGTACTCGACTCGCATACTGGTCGGGCTTCCGGGCTTAACGTGTTGTCTATACGCAACAGCGTTGACCGGCACCCACTTGGCCGGGATCTCGGTGCTCATCACCGGCAGCGTCGTTGCCGTGCGGTCGATATCGACCTTGCGATCAGGCCAGACGTAGCCGCAGTCGGGGCATTCTTTCAGCGCCGCAAAGACAATGCTGTCGCACTCTGGGCAGGTCTTCACCGGAGCCTCGCCGTCCTCGGAGGGCTTGCGGGGCTTCTTAGGATTGACCCGATCCACCGGGCCGTGCCGAGCGACGTTGCCTGCGAAGTCGAGCACCAGACAGTCCGTCTTGCCGGGGGAGTTGCGCATACCCCGTCCCATGATCTGTATATACAAGCCGGTTGATTGAGTCGGACGCAGCATAGCGATCAGGTCCACAGCAGGCGCATTGAACCCCGTCGTGAGTACTCCCATAGAGGCAAGGCAGCGAATGTGGCCCGCTTTAAAGTCACGGACGATCTGATCCCGCTCGTGACTCGGGGTATCGCCGAAGATCGTCGCACAGGTGATCCCATGCCGTTTTACGATGGCTGCGATGTCTGTAGCGTGCTGAACACCAGCGCAGAAGATCAGCCAAGACTTGCGCTCAGCGCCGTAGGTGACGATCTCCTTTACCGCCGACTCGTTGACATCCGAGTGGTTGACCGCCCGCTCTAGCTCTCCGGCTACGAACTCACCGCCTCGGATGCTGACGCCAGAGACATCCAGCCGGGTCCTAGGCTCCTTGGATATGAGCTTAGTAAGGTAGCCTTTTTGGACCATCTTTTTCAGACCGGCTTCGTAGGCAATACCATCAAACAGAGCATTGTCTCCAGAGTGCAACAATCCAGAGTCGAGTCGGAATGGCGTAGCCGTTAGACCAATCACCCGGACATGCGGGTTCATGATCTTTAGGTTGCTCAGAAACTTCTGATACATCGTGCTCGTCTTGCGCGGAATCAGGTGCGCCTCATCCACGAGCACCAGATCCACCTTCACGAACTTCGACGCCTTGCCGTGCACTGACTGTATCCCACAGAAGACAATCGACGGATCGTAGTCGCGCTTCTTCAGGCCCGCTGAGTTGATGCCAGCAGGGGCCTCAGGCCACATCCCTTTCAGCTCATCGTAGTTCTGCTTGATCAGCTCGCGAACGTGCGTGATGACCAGAATCTTAGTGTCTGGCCACTGCGCAAGAACGCGCTTGCAGAACTCCGCGATGACTACGCTCTTGCCGGTTCCCGTAGGAAGCACGATGAGCGGGTTTCCATCATTCTCCTCAAAGTATCTGAGTGTGCTATCGATGGCTTCTTGTTGATATGGCCTAAGTGTAATCACGAGTCAAACTCCGTTCGGGGTAGTTGCTTCATTAATGCTTCAGCAGCGCGTTTAATCTTTTGAAGTTCACCCATCGACTGCGACATCACCATCGCGTAGCCGTATGAGTCGAGTGCTCGCAGAATCGTTTCGATGTCCTCTCCGGTTAGCAGCAGCGAATCGGAATCTTCATCGTCTTCTATTATTTGGCCGTATCTATCCATACCGATCCGTCCCCCAGTTTGTACTCGACCCAGTTAGGTCCTGAGTTTATCTGCTCACCGGGAATCAGATCAGGCACGAAGAGATGACTGTCGCAGCCCTTGACTTGCGCTTCCACGCTCAAGTCTTGTCTGTGCAGCTCGCACTTCCAGCCGCCCGTCTTCAACGGCGTGCTGTGCAAGCAGGTGCGGCAGGAC